TAACCAGTACCAACCATATATGGGTATAAGAGGTTCTGTTCAGCTCTGATTCTTTTCTTCTTCTTCCTCAAAGCTGTTTGTTTTCTATAGTCAGGAGTATTTTTAATCTTCTCTCCTAACTCTCTATGGAGCTTCTCTAGCTCTATATACTTATCAGAAGTCTCTTCTGGAGACAAATTAGTCTTCTCTGTAGTCTTCATAAAACCACAACTCCTCTCCATTACGTTTAAGGATAATTTCTACATCACCCTCATTAGTTCTTGTGTAATTTCTCTCATCACAGAGCCATTCTCTAATGAACTTATTCCTCATGTTATAGTTCTTGATCTCTATGGTGTGATAGCAATTACCTAGCTCATCAATCCTCTTTAGTATCCATACTTTGTGTGTAAAAGTCATATATGCTCCTTGCAATTACAATACCTCTTGTGAGGTTTTTTGGTTTCTTTTCTTGTCTAAACCTTGTTATAACTCCTGAGTTCATTGTATAGTACCTATAACCAATAAGCATATGTGTAATGTCATGAGGAAGTACAAGTCTCTCCTTATTTTCAAGGAAGTCTTGCTCACTATACCAATCCATCATCTCATAGGTGAACTTTTTATACTCTTCAAGTCTATAAGGTTTTCCTGTGATATAAGAGAACATTTCCCTTACATTCTCAGGAATAGTCTTGATAAAGTCTATCTTAACATTAAGCTCGTTAATATAACTAATATCAGATGCTAGTTGATAAGCCATTGCATACTTGATGCCATATACTTTCTCAAACTCCACAAACTGTCTAGCTATCTCAGAAGTCTTCCATTTATAGAAGTTATCTTTTGGTAGCTTATCCAGAAAGTCACAAGACACAGCAAGTAGAAATTCTCCTCTACTAAGACCAGTAATACCTTTTCTGGATAGTGGAGTAGAGTATCTGTTTAAGAGCCTCAGAGAGTCCTTATTAAGCGCTGTAGCTAGTTTTTCTAGCTCCTTAAGGGTATAGACACCCTTCTTATTTGCATAGCGTCTAACTACCTTTTTATCGCCTACAACACGGTACACAAGCACAGTAAGTAATTTATCCCTAAGAGGCACAGGATGATTGTTCAAAGTTCTGATAAGAGTCTGTGAAGTATCATCTAAGTATTTTAGATTATTAGGAAAGTGTTTCCTATACAAAGGGTTTTTCTTAAGTTCATTCAAGTCATGTTTATATTCAAAGGCATCTCTACGTAGTAGAATATACTCTTTGAATCCATCTAAGGTTATCATATTTTATCCCTCCTAGACACACACAATAGGGGCTAATGTAATGTAAAAGGAAACATATAAGGAAAATCACAAGAAGGCTAGTAAAGTTTCCTATTGTGTGCATCTAGGAAGGGTAAACCTTCCCAGAAAGGATAGTAAATAAATAGAAGTAAATCATGAGAGGGTTTCCCCTCATAGAGGTGGCAAGTGGAGAAAGGAATGGAAAATCAGCGAAAACGTAACCTCTTACCACCTTTATGAGAGGAGTGACTGAGTGTTAATTAGAAACTATTTTCCTTTAGTTTAGTATAGTTTAATCAGTCACTACCCTATTTACTTATTCTGCATCAGACCAATCGTCTGTATCTACATCCACATCATCGTCTGTATCTGCATCAAGAGGGAAGTAGTCCACAACATTCCATGATGGTTTGTCATTGTAAGGCTTACCTTCCTTGATTACAATACCTACATACTTACCTTCAAGTTCATCAGTGTCTACCTGTGATTCTTGATGTAAGTCTAGTGCATATAGTAGGTTGTAGAGTTGCTCACGTCCAATCTTATTATCCAACATAAATGCTGTGATTGTTTTAGGAGCATTCTTACCAAAGTCACCCTTAAGAGTAACCTTAAGCATTTCCATATTTGAGCGAGAAACTGTTTGCTCTACTGCTTGAATACTTGCCTCAAAGCGTCCTTCTTCATATGTGAAGTCCTCACGCTTTGTTGCATTCAAAGTAATAAGACCCATTATTCCTTATCTCCTTTAAGTTTTTCTTGAGTTGTTCCATCAGTCAATCCCACAACAGCTTCCCATGTAGGGTTTACCATTGTATCAGGGATAACTAATCCAGGTTTACGTGTAACCTTAAGTGTGTAGATAGGGTTACCTGCTAAGCGTACTTGGTAAAAGTCCTTAACTTTCTTTTCACCCTTGACTACTTTAGACTTAGTTACACGTTCTGTGTGACCAATGATACGAGAAGATGCTGTGATATATTTAGACACACTGTCCATTAAATTAGGGATGGTTTGAGAAGGAACATTCTCATCTACCACATCTTCAATGTTCACATTCTTCTCTTGACAAATTACATAGACATTCTTACCTTGATAGGATAGGTCTACCAATTCATCCACAAGGGCTTTTAGTCGTGTAGAGGCTTCACCATAATGGTTAATAAGCATTTTCTTGACATTATTAGTTTCCATAATGTCTTTATAACAAAGCTCTTGTACATTTGTAAAGTGGTCAATAGCAATACTATCAAAGTCCTTAGCATAAGTAAGAGCTTCAATAACATCTTCCCATGAGGTACACTCTGCAACAGAGAAACGCTCATCTTGTTCCACAGAGGCAAGTCCACGGTCTGTATCAATAATCAACACACTTCCCGGTAATGAGTTGGTGAATGATGTATTATGTGTAACTACAAAGTCATTAGATAGATACAATTCTTCTTGATTATCAACTTTAATACACATCATAGGAAGTTTTTTATTTAACTTCTCAATAGATTTGATACCTACTCGTTTAAAATCTTTCCTGATTTCATTATTTTCTACAGCTAGGGTTCGTTCTAGCTTTCTAGGAAGAGTTACACAAAGTTTCTTTTCCTTATTAGGTACTTTAGGAAGGATATTATATACAGTATTTTTACCCTCACGCTTATCAACAGAACGCCCATAACCATAGCCAAGACTTCCATAAAGTCTTTCAATACCTTCTGCAAGCTGTTTACTGACTGTAGAATAACTTAGTTTGCCTCCATTAATAGGACTTCCCACACTACCATCATTATCCATAAGACCCTGCAATAATTGATAACGAACTTCCTTAGAATTGATAAGATACTCTTCTGGAATGAACTTCTCATGACTATACTTACCATTATTACCATATAAGTTTACATCATTTGTTTTTACAAGTTTTCCTTCTTTGTAAAAATACCAGTTATATTTCTTGTCTGAGTTTTTCTTATAGGTGTACCCCATAAGTTCTGCAACTTTAGCTACAACAAATTCATCATTAGAGGTTAGTGTTAGATACTTAGAGGTTAAACTTCCATTTGCAATAAACGCTCCTAATACATAAGGAGGAGTTTCTACCAGTTTTTCCTCATACATTACCCATGAGTGTGTTGGGATGCTCTGTGTAGAGTGTTTAGACCCCTTACTATCTACATAATAATAACCTTCATCAATAATCTCTTGAAGAGTTTTTACTTTTAGGTTATTTCTAGTTGTAAGTATAGCCCATAAGTGTTCATTATTACATATAACACTACGCCCATCATTAAGGGTAACCTTATATGCTTCCAAATCCCCTTGAGGGAAAACTCCAATTACTTTTGTAGGTTTACCAAACCTATCAAAAACAAAGTCTCCAACTTCTAAATCTCCAAATCTACGTACTCCAATAGGTGTGTGAATGTGATTATCCACCCACTCAGCCTTACCACTTCCGGGAGCACCATACAAAGTTGTCATTGTATGTAGCTTAATCTTATTTAGTTTTTTGAGTTTCATTTTTCTCCTTATTTACCTGTAGAACCATAACCACCACGGTCTTTGTTTCCTAGGTGCATTACTTTACTAAAGAGTACAGTTGGCTGATTCTCCACAATTCTGAATTGACACAAACGTTGTCCTTTTTCTATCTCTCCATCTCTTGTGGCATAGAACTTAGCACCCCAATAATCATTATCTCCACAGTATGAATTATCAATAATACCCATACTGTTTGTGAGAATCAGTCCTGTGTTTTGGAAAGTGCTTGAACGAGGTAATACATGAGCCTCAAATCCATGAGGAAGCTCCATAGCTACTCCAAGGTCAATAACAACCATATCTCCCTTTTTGTATTTTACCTCTGTGTTAGATGCTAAGTCAATCCAGTCACCTACACTAATATTCTTGATAGGACTAACCTCATCATCACGATACTTAATTTTAACTTCCTGCTTGTGTAGTGATAGAGCAAGTCTTACCACAAAGTACACAGCAATAATTAAAACTAGAAATAGTTCTGTCTTAGTCAACTTCTTCTCCTTACTTTATTTCATTCATTAGTCTGTATAGGATAAGTAGCATAGCATCAATGGTCATTAGGTAAGTTTCTGGTATTGTTGTGTGTGTAGAAAAGTCAATAAAGTCAATCTGTAGACTACTCATATCAGACAAATCACCTTTATTCAAGGAATAATTTATGCCTGTGTAGTATACACAATCCTTTTCCTTCTTAGCTTTTTCCAAGAACACTTTAGCCTTTTTAAGGTCTTCTAACCCATTCTTGTATTTGTATCTCCACACATACTTAACAGCAGAGGCTACAAGAGGGTTCAGACCTGCTTTAAGCCAGAAATCCCAACATTCAAGGTTGTTTTGTGTGTAGCGCTCAGGTTGTACAATGTCTTCTTTCATTTATCCTCCTTGTTGAGAATGTATAACACACCAAGAATAAGGATAACAAATAGGGCATTATCTAGTAAAGTAAGCATATTATCACTCATTGCCTAATTCCAGCACTTTCTCCTTAAGTTCTGCAAGGTCATTCTCAGCTTTTAGAAGCTCTACATAACGCTTAGATGTAAGAGACACAGAAGTTACTCCATCAATTCCCCCTACAAGTTCCTTGAAGTTTCTCTCACCATCTATATCACGTTGAGCTAACTTATCATTAAGAAATCTTATTGTGTTTAAGTGAAAATCACAATCATTTGCTTTTTCTTTTAACCTTAAGACAGTTCCTAATAAGAAAGCTATCAATGTAAGAAGTACAGCAAACCCAATAGCTACAAAATCATTCATTATACTAGCCTATAGTGCTTCGCAGTGAAGCCTTCACCTTTCATTGTTACTACTATTTTATCATCTGTGAGCTTATCCTCTAAGCCTTTGTAATAAGTATCACCAGTGTAATCTCCATCAATAGTGCTTACTACAGCTTCCTCACAGAATCTTTCAAATGCCTTGAATGTTCTTGCTCCTCCAATAACCCAAACATCTTTATCAGTTTCTTTTTCAAACTGTAAGACCTCCTCTACAGAGTTAGCAAGATATACATTCTCATCATCATATCCATCAATCTCATCCTTAGTTGTAAGGACAATGTTAAGTCTATTTTTAAGAGGCTTACTTCCAATGGACTTCCATGTAGCTAACCCCATTACAACTACTCCACCAGTAGTCTGGTTTTTGAAATAATTTAAGTCAGCTTTATTTAACCAAGGTAGTTTTCCATTGTCACCAATAAGACCACTCTTATCTTGTGCCCAGATAAATTTAACCATATAATTAAATAAGGCTACACAGACTAACCATGTAGCCCCTAAACCATTAGTCTTCCACTTTTACCAAGAATGCTTCATGGTTAAATTGTGGGAAACGTTCTTCAATTTCAGCAAGAGTGAATTTACCAATCTTGTCAGTTCCATGGCCAAGTACATCAGCTTCTTCTGTGAATCCTGAGAGTTCACCATTTGCATTGATAGCAATGTATGGTGCTTTA